CAAATTGCCACCCAAAATAACGACTTATTGGTGACAAATTAATATGGCAGATATAAAAATAACACAATTGCCTCCGGTAACGACAGTTGCACCGGATAATGATGTATTGCCTCTTGTGTCAGACAATGGTACGACGACTACCAAAGCAACACCAAACAATATAGTTAACGCTGTATTAACAGCGGGAACAGCAATTACAATTACTGGGTTAGTGTACCCAACAACTGACGGCACATCTGGTTATGTAATGACCACCGATGGTGCTGGCAATTTATCTTTACAACCACCAACAGGTGGCGGTAGTGGCACGTCTGGCGTTTCTGGATACTCAGGTTTCTCTGGCTATTCTGGTCAAGATGGTGCATCTGGTGACTCTGGTTACAGTGGTCAAGACGGCGCATCTGGTTTTTCAGGTTTTTCTGGCTACTCTGGACAAGATGGTCAAGCTTCTGCATCGGGTTACTCTGGATACAGCGGTGAATCTGGTTATTCTGGACAAGATGGCCAATCAGGCTACAGTGGCCAAGACGGTCAATCAGGTTTTTCTGGCTATTCTGGTCAAGATGGCGTTTCAGGCGACTCTGGTTACAGCGGTCAAGATGGCATATCTGGTGACTCTGGTTTCTCAGGTTTTTCTGGTTATAGCGGCGCACCTGGTGCAGCTTCTGCTTCTGGTTATTCTGGATACAGTGGTGAATCTGGACAAAATGGTGAGTCAGGCTTCTCTGGCTATTCTGGACAAGATGGCTTGTCTGGTTACAGCGGTCAAGATGGTACATCAGGTTATTCTGGACAAAATGGTATTTCTGGTGAGTCAGGTTACAGCGGTCAAGATGGTTTAAGTGGTCAATCTGGTTACTCTGGTCAAGATGGTGCCTCTGGTATCTCTGGTTACAGTGGTCAAGATGGAGCATCTGGTATCTCTGGTTTTTCAGGACAAGATGGCGCATCTGGTATTTCTGGTTTCTCCGGACAAAACGGTGAATCAGGTTACAGCGGTCAAGATGGTTTAAGTGGTCAATCTGGTTACAGCGGACAAGATGGCTTGTCTGGTTTTTCTGGTTACAGCGGTATTGATGGCGTTTCAGGATTGTCTGGTTACTCTGGACAAGATGGTTTATCTGGTGAATCAGGTTACAGCGGTCAAGATGGTTTAAGCGGTCAGTCTGGTTACAGCGGTCAAGATGGCGCATCTGGTTTCTCAGGTCAAGATGGCGCATCTGGTATCTCAGGCTTTTCTGGTCAAGATGGCGCTTCTGGTATTTCTGGTTTCTCTGGACAAAACGGTGAATCAGGTTATAGCGGACAAGATGGTTTATCTGGTGAATCAGGTTATAGCGGACAAAATGGTTTGTCAGGTTTCTCTGGTTTTTCAGGTCAAGATGGTTTAAGTGGTTACAGTGGACAAGATGGCTTGTCAGGTGACTCTGGTTACAGCGGTCAAGACGGCGCGTCTGGTATTTCAGGTTTCTCTGGACAAAATGGTTTGTCTGGTGAATCAGGTTATTCAGGTCAAGATGGTTTATCTGGCTTCTCAGGATTCTCTGGTGACAGCGGTATCTCTGGTTACAGTGGTTTCTCAGGTGACTCAGGTATCTCTGGTTACAGTGGTGACTCTGGTATTTCTGGTTTTTCTGGCGACTCTGGTATCAGCGGTTTTTCTGGCGACTCTGGTATTTCTGGCTACAGCGGTTTTTCTGGTATCAGTGGCGCGCAAGGTACATCAATTAACATTATTGGTACCGTTGCAACTCCAGGTGATTTGCCTCCTACCGGCAATTTAAACGACGCATACATTGTTCAATCTAATGGTGACTTGTATGTATGGACTGGCGCAGCATGGACCAACGTAGGTCCAATTGTCGGTCCTGATGGCGCTAGTGGTTACAGCGGCTTCTCAGGTTTCTCTGGCGATTCTGGTATCTCTGGTTATAGCGGATTCTCTGGCGACTCTGGTATTTCTGGTTTCTCTGGTGACAGTGGTATTTCAGGCTTTTCTGGTATCTCTGGTTACAGTGGCTCTGGTATCTCTGGTCACTCTGGTATTAGCGGCTTCTCTGGTTACAGCGGACAAAATGGTTTGTCTGGTGAGTCTGGCTATAGCGGTCAAGATGGTGCCTCTGGTATTTCAGGCTTCTCTGGTCAAAATGGTGAATCAGGCTTCTCTGGCTACAGTGGTCAAGATGGTTTAAGTGGTTTCTCAGGTCAAGATGGCGCGTCTGGTTTATCTGGTTACTCAGGACAAGACGGAATCTCTGGCGAGTCTGGTTACAGCGGTCAAGATGGTCAATCTGGTTATAGCGGTCAAGATGGTGCATCTGGTATCTCTGGCTTTTCAGGTCAAGATGGCGCATCTGGTATTTCTGGTTTCTCAGGACAAGATGGCGCTTCTGGATTCTCAGGACAAAATGGTGAATCAGGATTCTCTGGTTACTCTGGACAAGATGGCTTGTCTGGCGAATCAGGCTATTCTGGTCAAGATGGTTTAAGTGGTTTTTCTGGTTACAGCGGTATCGACGGAGCATCTGGTGAATCTGGTTACTCTGGACAAAACGGCGAATCAGGCTTCTCTGGTTACTCTGGACAAGATGGCCTATCTGGTTACAGCGGTCAAGATGGTGCGTCTGGTATTTCAGGTTATTCTGGACAAGATGGTGCTTCTGGTATTTCAGGTTTCTCTGGTCAAAACGGAGCGTCTGGTATTTCAGGTTTCTCTGGTCAAAATGGTGCATCAGGTTTCTCTGGTTACAGCGGTCAAGATGGTTTAAGTGGTGAGTCTGGTTATTCTGGACAAGACGGCGCTTCTGGCTACAGCGGACAAGATGGCTTGTCTGGTTACAGCGGTCAAAACGGTTTATCTGGATTCTCTGGTTACAGCGGTTTTAGCGGTCAAGACGGTCAAGGCGGTGGCTCTGGTACATCAGGTTACAGCGGCTTCTCTGGCTATTCTGGTACTAGCGGTTACAGTGGTGACTCAGGTTTCTCTGGCGACTCCGGTATATCTGGTTACAGCGGTGAATCTGGTATCTCTGGTTACAGCGGATCTGGTGACTCTGGCTACAGTGGTTACAGTGGTGAATCAGGCTTTTCTGGTGCCAGCGGTTTCTCTGGCTACTCAGGTATTTCTGGTTACTCTGGCATCAGTGGTTACAGTGGTGAATCTGGTATCTCTGGCTACAGCGGCGATTCTGGCATTTCAGGTTTTTCTGGCGACTCAGGTATTTCTGGTTACAGCGGTGAAGTAGGAACTTCTGGATTCTCTGGCTATTCTGGTTACAGTGGCAGCGGTGATTCTGGTTACAGCGGCTTCTCTGGCTATTCTGGTAGTGGTTTATCAGGATTCTCTGGCTACAGCGGCATAGGCACATCTGGCTTCTCTGGTTATTCTGGTTACAGTGGATCTGGTGATTCTGGTTACAGCGGTTACTCTGGTGACTCTGGTATTTCTGGTTTCTCAGGCGACTCAGGTATTTCTGGTTACAGTGGTGACTCAGGTATTTCTGGTTACAGTGGCGATTCTGGTATCTCTGGTTTCTCAGGCGATTCTGGTTACAGCGGTGAGTCTGGATTCTCTGGTTACAGTGGATCTGGCCTATCAGGTTTTTCTGGTTACAGTGGTGAAGTAGGAACTTCAGGTTTCTCTGGTTACTCTGGCTACAGCGGATCTGGTATTTCTGGTTACAGTGGTTTCTCTGGCGATTCTGGTATTTCTGGTTTCTCTGGTCGCTCTGGATTCTCTGGATACAGTGGTTTCTCAGGTGACTCGGGTATTTCTGGTTACAGTGGTGATTCTGGTATCTCTGGTTTTTCTGGTGACAGCGGTATTTCTGGTTACAGCGGCTTCTCAGGCATTTCTGGTTTCTCTGGCCATTCTGGTATCTCTGGTTATAGTGGTTTTAGCGGCATTAGCGGCTTCTCAGGCGATTCTGGACTTTCTGGCTTCTCAGGCTATTCTGGTTATAGCGGAAGCGGTGACAGCGGTTATAGTGGCTTCTCAGGCTATTCTGGAAGCGGTGACTCTGGTTACTCTGGTTACAGCGGTTCTGGCATCTCTGGCTTCTCAGGTTACTCTGGTTACAGCGGCTCTGGTATTTCTGGTTACAGTGGATTTTCAGGCGACTCTGGCATAAGCGGTTTTAGTGGCTTCTCTGGCGACTCCGGCTTCTCTGGTATTTCTGGCTTCTCTGGTGACAGCGGTATTTCCGGTTTCTCTGGCGATTCAGGCATTTCTGGATACAGCGGTTTTTCTGGTATCTCTGGTTTCTCTGGTGACTCAGGTATTTCTGGTTACAGCGGCGACTCTGGTATCTCAGGTTTCTCTGGTGATAGCGGTATCTCTGGCTTCTCTGGCTATAGTGGTTACAGCGGATCTGGTATCTCTGGTTATAGTGGCGAATCTGGTTACAGCGGTAGCGGTATCTCTGGTTTCTCTGGTTACTCTGGCTCTGGTGTATCGGGCTTCTCCGGTTATTCTGGCTACAGCGGCTCTGGTATCTCTGGTTACAGTGGATTCTCTGGTGAATCTGGTTTCTCTGGTCATTCAGGTATCTCAGGCTTCTCTGGTTTCTCTGGCGATTCAGGTATCTCTGGCTACAGTGGCGACTCTGGTATTTCAGGCTTCTCTGGTGATTCAGGTATTTCTGGCTACAGTGGATTCTCAGGTATCTCAGGTTTCTCTGGACACTCTGGTATTTCTGGTTACAGTGGTTTCTCAGGTGAATCTGGATTCTCTGGTGACTCTGGCATCTCTGGCTTCTCAGGCTATAGTGGTTACAGCGGATCTGGCGTAAGCGGCTACAGCGGTGAATCTGGTTACAGCGGCTCTGGTATTAGCGGTTTCTCTGGCTATTCTGGTTCTGGTATCAGCGGTTTCTCTGGCTACTCTGGCTACAGTGGATCTGGTATCTCTGGCTACAGTGGTTTCTCTGGTGAATCTGGAGCCTCTGGTATTTCTGGCTTCTCTGGTTTCTCTGGCGACTCTGGTATCTCTGGTTACAGTGGTGATTCTGGCATTAGTGGTTTCTCTGGTGACTCTGGTATCTCTGGCTACAGCGGTTTCTCTGGTATTTCTGGTTTCTCTGGCCATTCTGGTATCTCTGGTTACAGTGGCTTCTCAGGCATTTCTGGCTTCTCTGGCGACTCTGGTATCTCAGGCTTCTCTGGCTACAGTGGTTACAGCGGATCGGGTGTCAGTGGTTACAGCGGTGAGTCTGGCTATAGCGGATCTGGTATTAGCGGTTTCTCTGGTTACAGTGGATCTGGTATCTCTGGCTTCTCAGGCTACAGCGGTTACAGCGGATCTGGTGTAAGTGGTTATAGTGGCTTCTCAGGTGAATCTGGAGCTTCTGGTATTTCTGGCTTCTCTGGTTTCTCTGGTGATTCTGGTATCTCTGGCTACAGTGGCGACTCTGGTATCAGCGGTTTTTCAGGTGACTCTGGTATCTCTGGCTACAGCGGATTCTCAGGTATTTCTGGCTTCTCTGGTCATTCTGGTATCTCTGGTTACAGCGGCTTTTCAGGCATTTCAGGTTTCTCAGGTTACAGTGGCACATCAGGCTTCTCTGGCTACAGTGGTTACAGTGGCTCTGGCATAAGTGGTTACAGCGGTGAATCTGGTTACTCAGGTTCTGGCATCTCTGGTTTCTCTGGTTACTCTGGTTCTGGCGTTTCTGGTTTCTCTGGCTACTCTGGCTACAGCGGCTCTGGTATCTCTGGCTACAGCGGTTTCTCAGGTGCATCTGGTATATCAGGCTTCTCTGGTGCTTCTGGCATCTCCGGCTTCTCCGGTATCTCCGGTTTTTCTGGTATCTCTGGTTACAGCGGCGACTCTGGTATCTCTGGCTACAGCGGTGATTCTGGTATCTCTGGCTACAGCGGTGATTCTGGTATCAGTGGCTTTTCTGGTGATTCAGGCATTTCTGGCTTCTCTGGCTACTCTGGCGCATCCGGTGCTTCTGGTATTTCAGGTTTTTCAGGTTTCTCTGGTTACAGCGGATCTGGTATCAGCGGTTACAGCGGTTTCTCCGGTTACAGCGGCTCTGGCGTAAGCGGTTTCTCTGGTTACAGCGGTTCTGGTATCTCTGGCTTCTCAGGTTATTCTGGTTACAGCGGCAGCGGCATCTCTGGTTACAGCGGTGACTCTGGCTTCTCCGGTATCTCTGGTTACAGCGGTATTGATGGTGCTTCTGGTTACAGCGGTATTGATGGTGCTTCAGGTTACTCTGGCTACTCTGGTTACAGCGGTGCACAAGGTACTTCAATTAACCTCAAAGGTACTGTTGCAACCGTAGGTGACTTGCCATTAATTGGCAATCAACCAAACGATGCATACATTGTTACAGCCGACGGCGACTTGTATGTATGGAATGGCACATCCTGGTTTAGCGCTGGTCAAATTGTAGGCCCAGATGGTCAATCTGGTTTCTCTGGCTACAGCGGTGAATCTGGAGCGTCTGGTATCTCTGGTTATAGCGGTGACTCAGGCTTCTCTGGTGAATCTGGTTACAGTGGCTTTTCTGGTGAGTCTGGTTTCTCTGGTTACTCAGGTTCTGGTCTGTCAGGTTTTTCTGGTTACAGTGGTATTGGTACATCAGGCTTCTCTGGTTACAGCGGTTACAGCGGATCTGGCATAAGTGGTTACAGCGGCGAATCTGGTTACAGTGGTTCAGGTATCTCCGGTTTCTCCGGTTACTCTGGTGCATCAGGATTCTCTGGTATCTCTGGCTACTCTGGTACTTCTGGTATTTCTGGTGCTAGTGATAAATATTTAACTACCAGTACTGATCCAGACTTTGCTTTAGGTGATGTTTCTGGCGCCATTATTGTTGGCACAGGATTGAGCTGGACAGCTGGTCAAACCGGTGTTATTGCCTACGACGCTGCTAATTTTGCAGATGTAATTGTCACAGCATACAACCCAACAACCGGATTATTCTCATTCAATGTAACTCGTTACAATGGTATGGGAACATACCCTTGGACGATTAACCTACAAGGTCCAAATGGTTTACCAGGTGCCGGTGGTTTATCGGGTTACTCTGGCTTCTCCGGTATTTCTGGTTACTCTGGTTTCTCAGGTATTTCTGGCTACAGTGGATTCTCAGGTATCTCAGGTTTCTCTGGCGCGTCTGGTATCTCTGGCTTCTCAGGTACATCTGGATTCTCTGGTTATTCTGGTTCAGGCCTATCAGGCTTCTCTGGTTACTCTGGTTCTGGCGTAAGCGGTTTCTCTGGTTATTCAGGTTACAGCGGTTCTGGTATCAGTGGTTACAGTGGTGAATCTGGTTACAGTGGCTCTGGTATCTCAGGCTTCTCTGGTTATTCAGGTGAAGTAGGTATTTCTGGTTACAGTGGCTTCTCAGGTATCTCTGGTTTCTCTGGTGATTCTGGTATCTCTGGCTACAGTGGCTTCTCTGGTGAGTCTGGTTTCTCTGGCGCATCTGGTATCTCTGGTTACAGCGGTCGTTCTGGTTTCTCTGGCGCGTCTGGTATCTCTGGTTACAGTGGATTCTCTGGCTTCTCTGGTGACTCTGGCTTCTCTGGCTTCTCAGGTGAGTCTGGATTCTCTGGTTACAGCGGTTCTGGTATCTCTGGTTTCTCTGGTTACTCTGGCTCTGGTGTAAGTGGTTTCTCTGGCTACAGCGGCTATAGTGGTTCTGGTATCTCTGGTTACAGCGGTGAATCTGGTTACAGTGGCTCCGGTATCTCTGGCTTCTCTGGTTACTCTGGTGAAGTAGGTACTTCTGGCTACAGTGGCTTCTCAGGTATTTCTGGCTTCTCAGGTGACTCTGGCATCTCTGGCTACAGTGGCTTCTCTGGTGAGTCTGGTTTCTCTGGCGCATCAGGTATTTCAGGATACAGTGGTCGCTCTGGCTTCTCTGGTGCATCTGGTATCAGCGGTTACAGTGGCTTCTCAGGTTTCTCAGGTGATTCTGGATTCTCTGGCTTCTCAGGTGAGTCTGGTTTCTCTGGTTACTCAGGTTCTGGTCTGTCAGGTTTCTCCGGATATTCTGGTTCTGGTGTAAGCGGCTTCTCTGGCTACAGTGGCTATAGTGGATCTGGTATCTCTGGTTACAGCGGTGAGTCTGGTTACAGCGGCTCTGGTATCAGTGGTTTCTCTGGCTATTCTGGACACTCTGGTATTTCTGGTTACAGCGGTTTCTCAGGTATTTCTGGCTTCTCAGGTGACAGTGGTATATCTGGCTACAGTGGTTTCTCTGGCGAATCTGGCTTCTCAGGTGCATCTGGTATCTCTGGTTACTCTGGTCGCTCTGGCTTCTCAGGTGCATCTGGAATCTCTGGTTACAGTGGTTTCTCAGGTATTTCTGGTTTCTCTGGTGACTCTGGTATTTCAGGCCATTCAGGTGATTCTGGATTCTCTGGTTACAGTGGATCTGGTATTTCTGGTTTCTCTGGTTACAGTGGATCTGGTATCAGTGGATTCTCTGGCTACAGCGGCTATAGTGGTTCTGGTATCTCTGGTTACAGCGGTCAATCTGGTTACAGTGGTTCGGGTATCTCAGGCTTCTCTGGTTACTCAGGCATGTCTGGAATCTCTGGTTACAGCGGCCATTCAGGTGACTCTGGCTTCTCAGGTTTCTCTGGACACTCTGGTATCTCTGGTTACAGCGGCTTCTCCGGTGAGTCTGGCTTCTCTGGATTCTCTGGTCGCTCTGGTTACAGTGGCGCGTCTGGTATCTCTGGTTTCTCTGGTTACTCAGGTGACTCTGGATTCTCTGGTGATTCTGGTATCTCAGGCTTCTCTGGTGATTCTGGCTTCTCAGGCTTCTCCGGCTACAGTGGATCTGGCTTATCAGGCTTCTCTGGTTACAGTGGATCTGGCGTAAGCGGCTTCTCTGGTACTTCTGGTTACAGCGGTTCTGGTGTAAGCGGTTTCTCTGGCTTCTCAGGCTACAGTGGCTCTGGATTGTCAGGCTTCTCTGGTTACAGCGGCTCTGGCATCTCTGGTTACAGCGGTTACAGTGGTGACTCAGGTATCTCAGGCTTCTCCGGTATCTCTGGCTACAGTGGTTTCTCAGGTGATTCTGGATTCTCTGGTATCTCAGGCTTCTCTGGTTACTCTGGTCGCTCTGGTTTCTCAGGCGCATCTGGTATCTCCGGTTACAGCGGTATCTCTGGCTACAGCGGTTTCTCTGGCGATTCAGGTATCTCTGGTTACAGCGGCGCATCTGGTATCTCAGGCTTCTCCGGCTACAGTGGCTCAGGTATCTCTGGCTTCTCAGGCTACAGTGGCTCAGGTATCTCTGGTTTCTCTGGTTACAGCGGCTATAGTGGTTCTGGCATCTCTGGTTACAGTGGCTTCTCAGGTACTAGTGGTTACAGCGGCTCAGGTATCTCAGGCTTCTCTGGCGCATCTGGTATCTCTGGTTACAGTGGTACAAGTGGTTACAGCGGTCTAAACGGTACAGGCGGTACATCAGGCTTCTCTGGTTACTCTGGCACCAACGGCGCATCAGGTATCTCTGGTTACAGCGGTTCTGGTCTGTCAGGCTTCTCTGGCTACTCAGGCAGCGGTATCTCAGGCTTCTCTGGCTACAGCGGTTACAGTGGTTCTGGTCTGTCTGGCTACAGTGGCTTCTCTGGCTACAGTGGCTCTGGATTGTCAGGCTTCTCAGGCTACAGTGGCTCAGGTGTATCAGGCTTCTCTGGCGCGTCAGGTATCTCTGGTTACAGCGGTGTGGCTCCAACCACAGTGTCAGTAAGCAACACCACAGCAGCAACAACCTACCCAACATTGGTAACAGGATTGACAGGTAGTCAGTCGGTATACACCAACTCTGGATTAGTTTACAACGCAACCAACGGTGCAATTACGAGCGGTATCAAAGGCGGTACGTTCTAAGTAGTTGTGCTATAATTAGGAGGTTTGTATAAACCTCTAAAGGAAAACATGAAATACAGTATCGTTATACCAACATATAACAATTGTGAAAAGTATTTAAAACCTTGTATTGAGTCAATCATCAAGTACACCGATATGACCAACGTGGAGTTGGTTGTATCGGCAAACGGATGTACTGACAACACCAAAGCCTATTTAGGTTATTTGCAAACCACCATGCCAAATCTGGTAGTGGTTTGGAGCGATGAAGCGCTAGGTTTCCCAAAGGCCGTTAATAATGGCGTTCGGGTATGCAAGGGTGAGAAGATTGTATTGCTTAACAACGATACAGTGCTTTTAGAACAACCACAGAATAAGTGGTTGGAGCGTTTGGATGTGGGTGATGTTAGCGGTGTGTTAACACAAAATTCAGACATCACAAAGCGCAAGTTTATTGTGTTCTTCTGTGCCATGATTGACGCTAAAGTATTTCAAAAGATTGGAATGCTCAACGAAGAGTACGGCACTGGCGGGTGCGATGACATTGAGTTTTGTTTAAAAGCACAAGACGCCGGGTTTGAGTTGGTAGATGTGGGTTACAAAGGTGACTTTCCAATCTACCACGCAGCAGAAGGCACTATGCACGATGAGAGCTTGGTGCAACAGTGGAAACAAAAGTTTTTGCTAAACGAATTGCGTTTGGCTAAGAAGTACAACAAAGATTGGTACTACTGGCGCTTGTCAAACAACTACGAGCGAGCAGTATTTCTCAAAGGCGACGAGGTTTTCCCTAGAGAGACACAGCGTTACGAATGGGCAGCACGTAATATTTTTGGTACCAAGCTATTAGAAATTGGTTGCTCTACCGGTTACGGTACACAGTTTTTTGCACCACGTATTCAGTATTTGGGACTTGATTATGACCCGATTATTGTCGATGTGGCGCGTGACCAGAAGTGGGGTGAGAATTGCACCTTTAACTGGGCAGATATTAACAGCTACGAGCTAGAGCATTACGACACCATCTTGGCGTTTGAAGTCATTGAACACCTTGATAATGGTTTAGAAGTAGTAGAGAAGTTAAAGCAGCACTGCAGGCGTTTGTTGATTACGGTGCCACACAACGAGCCAAAAGGCTTTTGGGGTGAACACCACCGGTTGCATGGATTAAACGAGAGTCATTTCCCTGGCTTTAAGTTTACCTACATCAGCCACAACGGCAACATTTCACATGAGATGGTGCCAGTCAGTAACGACAACCTGAGCAACTTGATGATTTGCAGGTGGGACAATGAGTAAGGTGCTATGCTCGGTAGCAACAAGAGGGCGCTACCATACAACCTTGCCCTTGGTATTAAACGCTATTATTAATCAGACTAAACCAGTCGATAAGCTGGTAATCTTTGATGATAATGACGAACCGCAAGACATGCGAAAAGAGATGATTTATTCGTACTTTTTTCAGATGTTAGATTTAAAGGCAATTAAATGGGAGTGGCGTTACGCTGGCAAAAAAGGCCAGCACCACATCCACCAACAAGCCAACGACATGGCAGTAAACGACGGTTATGAATGGGTGTGGCGTTGTGATGATGATGCAATCCCTGAGCCTAATGTGCTAAGAAGTTTGTATTTACATGCATTAAGTGACGTTGGAGCAATTGGAGGAGCGGTTTTAACCCCGCCAAATCTATTTGAAAATGTTAACTCAACTGGTAAAATTGATCACATTGATAGTGAGCCCAATATCCAATGGAGCCCTATTCCAATGGTTAGGGAAGTTGAACATTTACACTGCACTTTTTTATACCGTGCTGGTGTGCACAACTTTAATACTGGTCTTTCACGAGTAGCACATCGGGAAGAAACGCTGTTTACATACGGCTTGCATCAAAAAGGTTATAAGGTTTTAGCAGTGCCAAACGCAACAACATGGCACATGAAGAACCCGCAAGGTGGCATTCGTAGCGAGACTAAAGCTGAGTTGTATGCGCAGGACGAGCAGATTTTTAGAAACTACTTAGCTTGTCGTGATAAGACGATAGTGGTTTTAAATTGCGGTATGGGCGATCACATTGTGTTTAGTCACATATTGCCCAAATTAAAAGACCCGTTGGTATTTACTTGCTACCCAGACATTATTCCTGGCAAGTCAATTGCAGAAGCCAGAGCGTTGTTTGGTGACATTGACAACTGGAGCGTCTACAAGTGGATGGCACATCGCAAGTGGACTGGCAGTTTAGAAGATGCGTTTTTGGGGATGTACTTATGATTATCATCGCCCCGTATGCACAGAAACTAAGGACAGGTAACCTCAACCCAAAGAACTATCCAATCGAGTATTGGAAAGAGGTGGTTAACGAAGTTCAGAAGTTTGAACAAGTAATCCAAGTTGGCGTAGAGGGTGAAGAGCAGTTAGTTGATATGTTTGTGAAAAATATGTCACTGCCAAGGTTGCGTGAATTGATACAAGAATGTCGCACGTGGGTGGGTGTGGATAGTTTTTTCCAACACCTTGCGTGGGATGAAGGCAAGAGCGGAATAGTATTATGGGGACCGTCTGATCCGTTGATATTTGGACACCCCGAAAACACGAATTTACTAAAAGATAGATCACATTTAGTTGCCAATCAGTTTATCTGGTGGGAAGCTACGCAACATAGTAACGATCGATTTGTTGAACCACAGAAAGTCATAGAACATTTAAGGAAATAAAATATGGCACAATCCGGATACACTCCAATACAACTGTACTACAGCACAACTGCTAGTACGGCCCCTACTGCTGGTAATTTAGTTGCCGGTGAGTTGGCAATTAACACAAACGACGGCAAGTTGTTCTATAAGGACTCTAGCGGTAACGTGCAAGTCATCGCTGGCAAAGGCGGCGCTGGTGTGGCTGGCGGTTCTGACACTCAGGTTCAGTACAACAGCTCAGGCTCACTGGCTGGTTCTGCCAATATGACTTTTAGCGGTACAGCATTAACTTTAGCTAATGATGCTTCTATATCAGGTCTTACTGTTGGCAAGGGTGCAGGTTCTCTTACAAATAACACTTCTGTTGGTTCTGCTGCTTTAGCAGGGTCAAATAGCGGAACTGGAAGAAATACTGCTGTTGGCTTGCAAGCATTGCAAATGAATACCACTGGTTACGTAAATACTGCCGTAGGTTCTTATGCTTTAATGTCAAATTTAACTGGCTATGAAAATACTGCAGTTGGCGATTATGCTTTGCGTTTAACAACTGGCAATAGCAATACTGGTGTTGGTCAAGTAGCTTTAGCAAGTAATTCTAGCGGAAGTTCAAATACTGCTATTGGTGCTGGTTCACTTGTAAACAACACCACCGCATCTAATAACACAGCAGTAGGTTATCAATCCTTGTATAGCCAATCAACTGGCGGTGCTGAAAATACTGCTATTGGTTATCAGGCTGGCTATTCAAATACAGGTCAGACTCTGTGCGCTGTTGGTTCAGGTGCAGCATATAGCAATACAACTGGTGCTGATAATACTGCTATTGGTTCATACAGACCGCTTTATAGCAACACAACAGGCTCTTACAACGTGGCTATTGGTAGACAGGCACTTCAAGCAAACACCACAGCCTCTAATAACACAGCAGTAGGTTACCAAGCTGGGTATAGTAATACTACTGGCGGTGTAACTGCTTTTGGTTATAAAGCTTTATTTGCAAATACAACAGGTACGCAAAATACCGCTTTTGGTGTAGATGCAGCTTTATCTGAAACAACTGCGGTTAATGTTACGGCATTAGGTTTTTACGCTTTGCGTAACCACACTACAGGCAATGGTGTTACAGCAGTTGGCGCACAATGTTTGCAGTCAAATACTACTGGCACAGAGAATGTGGCGGTTGGTGGCGGTTATGCAGTTTTAGCTACCTTGTACGCTAACACTACTGGTTCTTACAATACTGCTGTCGGTAATGGGGCATTACAAGCCAACACCACCGCATCTAATAACACAGCAGTAGGTTATCGTGCTGGGTATGCTAATACAACTGGTGGTAGTGGCACTTTTATTGGAACATACGCTGGCGCTACATTTAATAATGCTTCAACCAATCTTGGCGATGTTTATATTGGCTACAACGCTGGTTCAAGCACATCAACAGGTCATGATAATACTGTTGTAGGCGGAAATGCTTTAACAACAAATTCAACAGGTAGCTACAACATTGCCGTTGGTGGTGGTGCATTACTTTCAAACACCACCGGACAAGCGAATGTGGCGGTTGGTTATAAACCTTTATATGCTCTTACAACAGGTAATTCATGTGTTGCAATTGGAAACCAACCATTAGTTTCAAACACTACTGGCACAAACAATGTAGCAATAGGTGAACAAGCATTGCAAGCAAACACAACTGCAAGCAACAACACAGCCGTCGGTCATAATGCTGGATACAGCAATACAACTGGTTCTGGTCTAGTAGCAGTAGGTTCAACGGCATTGTTTGCAAATACAACAGGAACTAATAATACGGCTGTTGGTTCAGGTGGAACTTATAATGCCGCACTTCGTTTTAACACAACAGGTGTAAGTAACTCTGCTGTTGGTGTTGGTGCTTTAGCTGCTAATACTACGGGAAGTGATAATTCTGCTCTTGGATATGGTGCTTTGGTGTCAAATACCACAGGCACTCAAAACACGGCTGTTGGTCAATTAGCATTAGCAAATAATTCCACCGCATCTAACAACACCGCAGCAGGTTTTCAAGCTGGGTTTACAAACACTACTGGTGCTTTTAACGCTTACTTTGGTCGTTATGCTGGTTATTTATCAACTGGCGGTCAAAATACTTTTATTGGTGATTCTTCAGGATACAACTCTACTGGCACTTTAAACAGCTATTTGGGTAGTGGTGCTGGTGTATTAATGACATCAGGTTCTAAGAACACTATTGTTGGTGCTTATAGCGGTAACACAGGTGGTCTAGACATCCGTACAGCAAGTAACTACATTGTGTTATCTGATGGTGATGGTAATCCTAGAGCTTATTGGAATAGTAATGGTGCTTTTATTAATGCTGCAACATCAATAGCTGGTGATAATGCTTTTAATATTTACAATCAAAGTGCTACTGGTTATGGAATATCTTGCCTTGTAAATAACAGTTCAAGCACAACATATCGTTATTTTGAAGGTTATTCACTTTCTGCTGCTGCACAAAAAATTGTAATTTACACAAATGGCGATATTAAAAATACAAATAATAGTTATGGTGCATTATCTGACATTAAATTAAAACAAGATATTGTTGATGCTGCTAGTCAATGGAATGATATTAAAAATATCAAGGTTAGAAAATATCGTTTTAAATCTGAACCTAATGCACCATTGCAAATAGGTGTTATTGCACAAGAAATTGAACAAATATCTGCTGGCTTGGTTGAAGAACTGCAAGATGAACTTAGAGATGAAAATGGTTTAGTAAAAGGATTGGCTGATACAACAACTAAATCCGTCAAATACTCTGTTTTGTATATGAAAGCAGTTAAAGCATTACAAGAAGCAATGGAACGCATTGAAACCCTAGAAGCAAAAGTAAACACATTGGAGAATAAATAATGACTGACATTCAAGAAGTAACCGCAAAAGAAATCGCCCAGCACTACAACGCTGCAATGGATAGCGTAAACCTACTCAACGCTGGTAAGCCTGAAGATATGGAAGACGCTGATTGGGCTGACTGCAAACAGCGCAACATCGATCACCTCAAGATCCAAATTGCCAAGGGTGCAGACTTTTATGGCTCAAACGACTTGACACCATTTGAGAACGCAATAAAATAAGATCAGGGCAAGCCACCAGCCCACCTTGGTGGCACTTTAAAAAGGAAACATAATGGGACAAGATAAAAAGACCCCCGTTACAATCAACGACGTAGAGTATCAGTACGAGGATTTGACACCAGAGCAACAGGCCCTGTTCAACCATTGTATTGATTTGGATCGCAAGATCAGCTCAGCGGCATTTAATTTAGACCAGCTCAACGTTGGCAAGCAGGCCTTCATCAAGCTGTTAGAGGAGTCGCTTGCCAAACCAGCACCCACGCAACAATAACAAAAAGTGATAATGAGCGAGTTCATTGATAAAAACGAGGCAGCCCTATCTGCCCACGAGCAAATTTGTGAAGTCCGATATGAGGCCATCTGTGCCAGACTAAAACGTCTGGAGCAGATTCTTATCGGTTCGGCCGGATTTATTATTGTAACTCTGTTCACGATTGTATTAAAGATACACTAATGTTTGGGATAGACGAGATTGTTAGCGCTGGTCTGAAGATCATCGACAAGGTGATCCCCGACCCTGCCCAAAAAGCACAAGCCCAAATTGAGCTCACCAAACTGGCTCAAGAGGGCAAACTAGCAGACATCCAGGCTGACATTACAGAGGCCCAGGAGCTTACCAAACGGCTAGAGGCCGATACAACAAGCGACTCTTGGCTGGCTAAAAACATTCGCCCCATGACGCTCATTGCCATCATATCGGGCTACTTTATCTTTGCGTTTATGTCTGCTTTTGACATGGATACCAATGAACGCTATGTGGAGTTGCTAGGTCAGTGGGGTATGCTCATTATGTCTTTCTACTTTGGTGGTCGGACACTAGAGAAGATTATGAAAAAATGAACAAGGAAAAACTAAGTACTTATGTTACCCTCTTAGCCACTATAACCCTTAGCGTTATTGTGCTTAGTATGGTTTTTGTTTTGCTTGTGGGTTTATTCAACCCCAACATAGATAACACCGAAATATTTAAAGCCGTTACGCCAGCATTCCAAACCATCGTTGGTGGTTTCATTGGGTTGATTACTGGCATTAAGATTGGCACCGAAGACAAGTAACACCCCAATTTGCGGTATTATGCGCAAAGTAAGGAGCGAAAATGAAACGATTTATAGCAGTACTATTGTGGTTGTTAGGCAGTGTGGCAGTAATCCACTACACCGACAAATACACCCATATTGAAGAAAACGTCATGGCAATAGCAAAATCCACTTTATCGTTTATTACCAAGGAAGAGGGCCTACGCAATAAGGCTTACAAAGACTCCAAGGGTTTGTGGACGATCGGTGTAGGGCACCTCATCAAACCCGATGAAAAGCACCTTCTTACTGCCACCCTGACAGACCAAGAAGTACAAGAGCTCCTACAAAGCGATTTAAAGTGGTGCCAAGACGCCGTTGACAACCACGTGAAGGTACCCCTTACCCAGAACCAATACGACGCCTTGTACAGCCTGTGCTTTAATATTGGTGAGACTAATTTTCGCAAATCCACGGTCTTGCGTAAGGTGAACGAAAACGACCTCAAAGGGGCGGCTGATGCCATTTTAATGTGGAACAAACCGGAAGTGCTCATTAACCGCAGAAAACGGGAAAGAGCACTATTTTTAGGGGCGTAAAAGCCTTTTTCTTTGCATTAGTATATGTAGGAACTGATTTTAAACTTGAGGAAATATCATGGACGGATTCAAAAAATTACCTAAAATGCAGTGCTTTAAAACCGGCGGCAAAGTCGAAGCTAAAGCAATGTGCTACGGTGGCAAAATGAAAGAAGGCGGAAAATCTGACCTTGCCCAAGACAAAAAAGTTGTTAAAAAAGCGTTTGCCATGCACGACAAACAAGAGCACCCTGGCGAGAAGACTGACCTGTCCAAGCTTAAAAAAGGTGGCCGCTCCAAAAAAGAAGCTGGCACTGTGCGTAAGTATAAAGCTGGCGGTGATGTAACTAACGTTTATGAAGCTAAGAAAAAATCTGGCGACAAAGACAACATCCGCAAAGTAAAACAAATCACTCCTACTAAAGCGGCTTCTCCAAGCGCTGCAATGAAAGGCGTTGGAAACACCAGCGTTGCTTTCAAAAAAGGTGGCAACATTTCTGAAACCGGCAAAAAAGCTGGCGACAAAGACGCTACCGTTAAAACCAAAATGGGCCCATCTAAGGCTAACACAAAAAGCGCTGCCATGAAGAAGGGTGGTAAAGTAAAAAAGTATGCGGGTGACACCGACGGTAGCTACGTTGATGTCAAAGACCCAAAAGCTTTAACCGATAAAATTGCTCGTGAAGAAAATGAAGCTGACCGTGATTTGGTAATGAAACCAATCCGCGCTGTTGGGAAAGTAATTTCTAAAGGCATTGATGCTGCTAAGTCAGCAATCAAAGGCCAAGGTGCTGTTACCGAAACAGACCGTAGCAATATCAATAAGAAAAAAGGCGGCAAAGTTAAAAGGTTTGCTGAAGGTGGCTTTACTACTGATGAAGAAAAATGGCTAGGAGGTGCTGATCGCACTGACCCATTTATTTTAGCACGTATGCGTTCAGCCCTTGGTGAGAAAAAGCCTCAAGGTTCTTACATCCCTAATGCTAATCCTGCGATGGATAATCGTGACGTTGGAATGGCCAAACCTTACCAAGCACCTAATGTTGAACAAGATTCTGGTTTAGCGTACCCACAAGAAAATGAAATACGCACCGCCCCAATGCGTCGTGCTCCTGCGGCTTTGCCAGCAGGCCCAAGTGCTGATGAACGTTTGCGTATGCGTAATGCTCGCCCCTACGCTGCCCCTAACGTAGAACAAGACTCTGGCGTGGCTTACCCGCAGGGTAAACCTGCTCCTAATATGTACGCTAATCGTCAACCTTCTGCCATGCAACGTTTCTTTACTGCTACTCCTGCTGAGCAAGCTGCTAATTTTCAACGTGGTGCACAAGCTCGTAAAAACTTTGGCAGAACTACACCGGGTTCAACACCTTCGTTTTCTAGTCTTTTAGATGCGTTAAACAAACCAAAGGTATAACATGCCAATCAAATCCGAACAACAGCAAAAGGCAATGTACGCTGCGGCTGCTGGTAAGTCTACTCTTGGCATCCCTAAAAAAGTTGGCAAAGAGTTTATCAAAGCTGGCAAGTCGCAACCTAACCTACCTAAAACTGTAGCTAAGAGAGCCGCTGGCAGAGGTCGTTAATGGCGTATTCAGATACGTACAACAAGACTAAGATTACTGTAGACCAGTTGATCTCGTACGCCTATCGTGATGCTGGTAAAACGGCAGAAGAGATGACCCCTGAGTATATTAACGCAGGCCGTCAAGCGCTGTTTTATATTTTGCAAAACAGTGCCAACCGTGGCATTAATATTTGGTTGCAAAAGATTGAAGTATTGGGACCACAAACCAATCAGCAAATCCTTGACATGCCAGCAAACTGCGTGGATGTCTTGGAAGCAAATTGGGTATACATTGTCAACCCAACTATTTCTAGTGCGTTGCCAGTAGACAACCCTGATTCAGCAGTATTGTTTGATCAAAACTACAATAGTGATTTAAACTTACATGCCACATCAACGCTATCTGAAAATTATTTTGGTGCAGCTTACAGCCCACAGACTCGTATATTCTATGTTGGCTTTAATGCCTATGCTCCTTCTGGTACTGCTACCTATAATCTGGACCTTGAAGTAAGTAACGATGGCATCAATTGGTCTTTATGGGAATCATTGCCAGAGACTACTTTGTCTGATCGCAACTGGGCTTACTTTGGCATCAACGTAACCCAACAGTTTTACTACTACAGATTAAATAACCGTGATACGGCCAACGTATTTTCGCTAAGATCCATTCAATTTGCTCAAAGCCAGCAAGTCATTCCTATGGCACGTCTTAATCGTACTGATTATTTCTCGCTGCCAAACAAGCAATTCCCAAGTCAGCGCACATTACAATACTGGTTTGATCGCCAGATTGTGCCACAGATGTATTTGTGGCCTGTGCCTAATAACAACTTCCAAGTGTTCTCGCTTATTTTGGAATTGCAGCCCCAAGATGTTGGTTCGTTAACCAACGAGCTGTACATGCCAGATCGTGCTATTCCTTATTTTCAAGCAGCCCTATCACACAAACTGGCAATTCAATTGCCAGAGATTGATTTACAACGTGTCACATATTTGGAAAAACTGGCACTGGACGCTCGTACCCAATTTGAAGAAGAGGATCGTGACAAGTCGCCAATCTACTTCCAACCTAACATAAGCTACTACACACGATGAGCGTAATCATGACTTATGATTCGCTGGTACTTAATGTCCAGCAATATATGGAGCGTAATGACGCAGACTTCATTGCGCAGATTCCTAACCTCATTGCGTTGGCTGAGTCTTCTATTGCTGCTGAACTTAAGACTTATTTGCAGCTCATTGTGGTCGAAAGCAATTTAGCACAAAACCAAACGGTGCTCAACAAACCAGCACGTTGGCGTAAAACCGTGTCTATGAAAGTAAACGGTGCTCCAGTGTTGATGCGTAGTCAAGACTATGTGGCACAGTACCTTTCAGAATCTGATAACGGACAACCTATTTACTACGCAGAATACGATTACAACAACTGGAATTTCGCACCAGCTCCAGATCAAAACTATCCGGTTGAAATTATTTACTACGCTGAGATTCAGCCTTTGGATCAAGTTAATCAGCAAAACCTATGGACAGCTATCGCACCACAAGCCATGTTATATGGCACACTTTTGCAAGCCCAAGGCTATTTAAAAGCATTAGATAAATTGCCAATGTGGAAAGGCTATTACACAGATGCACTAGCGGCGCTTAAGAAAGAAGATAATTCTCGTCGTATAGATCGCAATACTACGGTTCAGGAACCATAAAATATGTCTACGACACCAGTCTATACATCACCTTTTACAGGCACCGTTGTTACCCCAACGGATGTATCTTATCTTGCTCTCCCATTTAGTACAGATCAAATTCTCTACTGGCCTTCTACTGTCAACGGTAGTCAGCCTCCTGCTGCCCGTATTATTGATTGCGTTGCTGCTAGTGATGGTCTCACCATTGCTTTACCGCAAGCTGATCAAGGAACACTGGGCGCGGACATTCTTTTCCGCAACCTGGGCGCGCATGAATTTATTATTACAGACTTTACCGGCGGAGCAAGTGTTACTGTACCTGTGGGTATTAGTAAGTACTTTTATCTTACTGATAATACATCTGCTGCTGGCGTTTGGCAAAACGTAACGTTTGCTGCTGGAACCTCGTTTGCTGATGCCGCCACTTTGGCTGGCGCTGGTTTAACCACAGTTAATGGTCAACTAGCCGCCACCCAAAACCCAGTTAACGTAACAGTATCTCCTAACATTACTGATGGTAGTCGTGCTGCAACGTTTGTTTGGAACGCTGGCGCTGGTAGCTTTACACTACCTTCTATCCAGTCATTATCAACTGGCTGGTACATCGGTTTTAGAAACAACGGTACTGGCACACTGGCTATCAACCCAACATCACCAAACACCATTAATGGCCAAACTTCCATTAATACCAACCCTGGTGACTCAGGCTTTATCTTTTTAAATGCCGCCCAAACCGGGTTTATTACTGTTGGCTTGGCAAACCCAAATGCTTTGACGTTTACTGCAGCGACATATGATGTGGACTCTATTCCAACTAACACGTTTAGTTTGGTAAACTTTGCCCCTATCATTCAAACCTATATTGCGCAATCTGGTACTCGTACACAGAACTTAGCAGTAACTTTACCAGCGATTACCCAGATTTATGTGTTGGCTAACAACACTGAGCAATCTGGTTATAACATCACTTTCCAAAACGAAAACAGTACCCAGATACCGTTAATATTATCTGCTGGTCAAATTGTTACAGTGCTTAGTGATGGTGAGTATTTATATCCACTAACCTCTGCCACTACCGGCGCATTTTACGCGTCTGATGGTACAGCCTCGTTACCAGCATATTCGTTTAACAGTGATACCCACACTGGTATGTATTTGGTTAGTACTGGCATCTTAGGATTATCAGCAAACTCAACGGACATTATTAAAATAGATAACTCTAATACGTCCACACCATTGGTTACGGTTGCTGCAACCTTAAACGCTCAATTGATTAGCGGTGGGCAGTTCTAAATGCCAGCTGATAATCAGCAACAAGATACGTCGCAATATACCTCAATCTACAGCCTAGCAATACCGGCTGGAATTAGGCGCGATGGTACCGTATTTCAAAACGATCAATACACCGATGGTGTGTGGTGTCGTTTTCAGCGTGGTGAACCAAAGAAAATTGGTGGCTATCGCACACTGTTTAATGGCTTGATAGGAATTGCTAGAGGATTAATTTCCCAGCCATACAACGGCGTTAATTACTTGTTCTCTGGTAATTACAAAGAGCTAGATGTATATACCACCAGCACCAACTATGGTACTGGTAGTGGTCCGTTTACGGCAAACATCTTGCCCGGCACAGCGTTTGTTAGTTTAGTGTCTAACACTACTACATCGTTTACGGTAGCTGGTGATTTAACCACTACGTTTCCCGCTGGCACACAAGTTATATTTGAACAGACTGACACTGCTACAAACTATACAGTAAGCACGGCAACTTATAGTTCACCCAACACCGTAGTAGATGTGACTGGCGGCACGATTGTTGGATCACCCACAACGGTATATTTAAACGATGCAGCGGTGTTTGAGCCGGATCCAGAAAATGGACCGTTTAGAAATACTTGGCAGTTTGACGCACAGTTTAGCCCCCAAGGTGGTGACTTAGCAATCTTTGCCCACCCCGGCAAAAATTTAGTGAACATTGATAATGGAGTAAAATCGCAAGTTTTAGTTGGAGCGATTACCCCTGACAACCAATATCAATGGTCATTTACTGGTCTTTCTGATAGCGAAGGTCAAAACCCAACTTACCAACCAGTTAGTGTTGATGGCGGTGTTTGTGTGCTGTATCCGTTTATTTTTGTGTATGGATCAAATGGATATATCGCCAATAATAATGTCAGCGCAACTTATGGTGATAGAAGTTTTTATGATTGGAACGGGCCGTTTGCCAACCAGAATAACGTATCATCCTCCAAAATTGTCAAAGGAATGACGATGCGGGGCGGTACTAATTCACCATCTGGTTTGTTTTGGGCTACTGACAGTTTAATTAGGGTGTCTTTTAACCCGCAAGCAACATCGATTTACTGGACATATGATATTATTTCTAGTCAAATTTCCATTATGTCATCTAATGCCGTTGTGGAAATGGACGGTATTTATTTCTGGATGGGCGTAGACAGATTCTATTTGTACGGCGGTACGGTAAAAGTATTGCCTAATGATAAAAACGTAAACTACCTTTTTGACAACTTAAACTATTCACAACGCCAAAAAGTCTGGGCGACTAAAGTGCCGCGTTTTAATGAGATTTGGTTCTTTTATCCCAGAGGCACCGCTACTGAATGTACCGATGCGATTATTTATAATGTAAAAGATCAGTTGTGGTATGACGCCGGTCAAGCAAAAGGATCGCAGCGCTCTTGTGGTTACACCACAGAATTGTTTCCAACACCTATTTGGTGTGACTGGAACTATGATCCTATTTTTAGTACTCCGCATTTTGTCATAGCAACACCTTCTGGAGAGGCTGCACCAAATCAGAACCAGTTGTATTTATCTGGTAACCAAACCCAGTTGTTTAGCCCTGGCGATTCATTGTGTTTTAGCACAACCGATACACTTAATAATACTTATTTGGTAACCACTAGTGAATTTATTTTTAATGATAACACTGCTCCAGATGGAGTAACATTAATTACTTGTTCTGCCAATTTTCCAACGGTTCCGCCAGTGGGCGAATCGGTGTTTTATATCACTGGTGGATTTAATATTTGGCAACATGAATATGGGGTTAATGAAATTAATTTACTTGGTGAAATTGCCGTATACTCTAGTATTACTACGAGTGATATTAGTTGGTTAACTGGAAACCCAAGCCAAAATTCTTTACAAGGTATTAACCGTCGTATGCATTTACGTCGTGTTGAACCAAACTTCTTACAAGAAGGCACCATGGCGATGACCATCTTAGGTCGTAAGTTTGCTTCTGGCCCGTATGAGGAATCTTCTGGGCCATATTACTTTACCAAGAACACTGGTAAAATTGACCTGCGGGTAGAGCATCGTTTAGTGCGTTTAAAGTTTGAATCCAATGAAGTTAATGGTAACTACCAAATGGGTCGTAACTTAATTACTGCAGAATATGGCGACGAGCGACCTTAATTTTCAGCCGTTCTTTCCAGTGTCCCCAGACTATATGACTTGGGAAAATTGGAATGAAGAATTGGTTATTTACTATGGTCAAAAGAATATTGTAACTTCGCCTGAAGAAACTTGGCAAGATGCTGCTATGAACATTGTTCAATCACAATCTTTTAGCCGCTACCCTGTTCCAAATCCGGATGTTTACGCAACCTGGCAAGAATGGGCTTTAGAATTTACTACCATAATTAACGGCCCAAGTCGTTGATTTAGGGCGAAAAAGTACTAATCTTTGCATTAGTATATGTAGAACATAAAGGTTTAATATGAGTCAAATGGTTGACAGCCGACAACAACAATTAGGTACAGACGAGATTGTCAAGATCGCGGCTGAAAATACTCATTCGCCTTATTCTTTTAAACAAGTTTATTTAATGTTTGTATCAGAATTAGGTTTTCCAAATTCGAAATTATACAGATTTGGTAACACTCTTTTTGTTATTCACCCTTCTGAACAAGACCCCAAATTTGGTATCTTTCGCGCCCTTAATGCTGATATTGCCGAAAACTATATAGAAAACAGTAAACAATTTACTGCAAAAGCAATGGAAGATGGTTTTGCTGCGCTAAAAGTTCAGTTTACTGATCCTGCAATTTTAAAACTTTTTAAGATGGTTGCTCGTGATGAACAGGCTAAAGGTAACACCAACATGGGATACGCTGTAGGTAAAACAAAAGACGGTGGCTACAGCATCACTTTGATATTAGATAAACAAAGGATGGGTTCATAATGGGCGCCGTTGCAGAAGTTGTATCAGACGTAATTGACCCTATTGCCGAAGTTGTTGGTGACGTTGGTGACGTTATTGAAAGCGCCGTTAGTGAAGTTGGTCACGCTGTTGAGGAAATTGGTCAAGCCGTTGGAAAAACAGTAGAGGCAATTGCTAAAGACCCTGCTAAAGCAATTCCGTTAATTGCTGTAGCGGTTGTGGCTCCGGAACTTGCTCCGTTATTATGGGAGGGCGCAACTGTTGCTGAAGCAGCAATGGTTCTTAATACTGGTTTGCAACTGGCACAAGGGGCCGATCCAGCGGCAATTGCCCAAAACTTGGCTGTCAGTATGGCGACCCAAGGTATTACTAGCAATCTAGATGTTAGCACTGGCAATTTTATGGCCGATAAAGCTTTGGGTAGCGCAGCTAGTGCTGCCATCCAAGGTGGTGATGTAAACAAAGCCATTGGTAGCAGCTTAGGAAATTCTATTATTGGTGCTGGTACCGGCGCAATGGCCGGTGAAATTCGTAATTTTGATTACAAAGGAATGTATGATCAAGCTGTTCGTGATAACGGCTTGGCTGCTGAAGATGCTAAACAATTAGTTCAAGGTCGTATTTTCCAAGATGGTGTTAATGCTGGTGTTGAAGCTAATAAAGCTGCGGATCTTGCTAAAAACTTTGATCCTAACGCAGAACAATACACTGCATACAAAGATGCCGCAGCATCTAAAGACGAAATTTTAAATTCTAAAATTTTTAAAGATGCTATTGACGAAGGCTTTACGCAAGAAGAAGCCGCAGCAATTGCAAAAGGAACTATTGAAGGTCAAAATCCAAAAGTTTCTAATCCTATTGCTGGAGCACATGTAACAGTAGAGGGTGCACCGGCTTCTGATGCCATTGGCACAACAAGTCCAATAACTTATGCGTCTATATCTAAAGAAGATTTAGATAAAGAACTAGGTGACGGAGAAATTGATCAAGCAACATATGATGCATTGCTTCCACATGCGTCCGAACTTACTAAAGCTGAGCAGCCCTACGTAGATCCATTAAAAGAATCTTCCCCAATTGACGCAACGGGTGGTGAACCCACAGGGCCAAATGTTCCGGAAGAACCGAGTACTCCACAAGAACCGAGTACTCCCCCAACTAATAACTTTAGTGGTGTACTTGGCACAACAACAGATGAAAACGGTCACGTAATTAGTACTTTTGATGACGGTTCAACGCTAACATACGATCCCGAAAATGGCGAAGTAGTTGACTTTACAGAAGCCACGGACTATGAAGATCCAAGTGCGGGGGGAACAAAAGGCGGATTAAGTCTTCGTTTAGGAAAAGGTGCAGCTCAAACTAGAGCTATTCGCGGTACAACCGGCAAAACATCCTCTGGTACAACACCATCCGGCGCTACTGACACATCAGGTTTGTCTGGATTAGGTACGTCTTACGGCAGTAACTTAACCCAATCAACTTCTTCTGGAAACCCAGAGTATAGTTTGTTTGGTGAAATTGCTCCCCAAGAAGGTATGGCCTCTGGTGGCGCTGTGCAACACATGGCTACTGGCAGCACACCCGACACCTCTGGGCAAGGCGTTTATGATTTAAGCACAACAGCAGCATCACCATTTTTAGGTGGTGGTAATCAAAGCATTATGGCGCTTAAGCCACAAATTATTAAAGGCAAAATTAATTATGCTTTGCCAGGTTATCCATTTGGGCAAGAGTGGAAGTTAGCTGCTGAGGGTGGTGCAATTCAAAATGCTCCTGAAGGACACAACCCAGAGTTCTTTAGTGAGGGTGGTTTAAATTCACTACAACACACTTACTTAAAAGGTGGTGGTGATGGAACAAGCGATAGTATTCCAGCAATGCTTGCCAATGGTGAGTTTGTAATTCCAGCTGATGTGGTATCATCTTTAGGTAACGGTAGTAGCGATAGCGGTGCTAAAGTTTTAGATGAGTTTTTGAAAACGATTAGAGCACATAAACGTAAAGCAGACCCAAAAAAACTGCCACCAGATTCAAAAGGCGTTAAAGGGTATTTGTTAGAAGCTAAGAAAAAAGTGAAGAAATAATATGGCCGGACTAAGCAATTTCATATCAAATACAGCAACGCAATCTACCACGATGCCAACGTGGTATGATACCGCGCAGCAAAACGTTGTAAACCAAGCAACCCAAGGTGCAGCTAATGTGCCTAGTTTGCAAAATACCGTTGCTGGTCAAGGCATCAATCAGCTTAGTAACCCCAATACCAATCCTTTTACACAAGCTCAAGGCACATTAGGGCAGATTGCCACTGGTGCTGCCAATCCCTGGATTACAGATACTTCTGGTAATGTAGTGCCAGATACGAGCACAGCTATGGGTGGTTTGTTTGCTGCTCAAAATCAACAACTTAATCAATTAATGCCTAATGTTCAAGCGCAACCACTTGCTAGTTCAATTGGTGCAGGACAATTTGGTAGTCTACGCGGTCAAACTGCTGTTGACAAAGCAACAGCTGATGCGTTTGCTAACTTAAATGCTGCTCAAATGCAAGCTGCATTACAAAACCAGCAAACTGGTGTTCAAGCTGGTTCCGCTATGGGTAATGTCGGTTCACAAGGTATCACTTCAATGACTAACTTGGGACAAGCCCAACAGTCTGACCCGCTATTAGCTGCTTCCGCCTTAGGTAAAATTGTTGGTGGTATTAATGCCCCAACAACTGTTACTAACGCAACACAGCTATCGCCACTTAATCAAATTGGTTCTATTGCTTCTGCTCTTGGTGGTTCTGTTGCTGGCACTAATACTCTGTTAAAGAATTTAGGTATTCAAGGTGGTCTATCTGGATTTCTTAAAGGTACTGGAATTAGCGGTGGTCTTACCCCAGCGCAAAATCCTGGCGGTGCTGGATGGAGCTATGGTCAAGACAAAAATACTCAGGATGCGTTGAACACAGGAATGAGTCCGGTAGATGATGAAGGTGTTCCAAATGCAGGTTGGACAAAAGCGCCAAACGGAACATGGATATATAATGGTCCTTCACCAACTGGTCCAGATAATTCTATTGATACTGGCGGCGGTGGTGACACTGGTGGTGGTGACACTGGTGGTGGTGAAGGTTATGACGGCTACAACGGTGTTGATTACTCAGAAGAATAAATCATGAACACTCCAGGATTAGAATTTACACCAAACGCTGATACCCCTTCAGCGGCAGATACTGACAACGTACAAGATACTGGTCGAGGTGGCAGTGGCGCTTTAGTTAAAGCTGCTGGAAGAGGGCTAACTCCAGTGGGTAACATTGCTATGGACCCAACACAAACTGCTGAGTTGCTTGCCAATATGCAAGACATGATTGATCAACGCACTGGCGCTGGTAGTCAATTTATGCGTGGTCTAGAACGTGCTTCTGCTTGGGGATCTGGCGGAGCACAAGGGCCATCTCAAGCCTTAGCAATGCTTAACGCACAACAGCAACGAGAAGATGAATCAGTATTTGGTATGCGCCAACAAATGGCTGCATATAAATCTAGTCAAGCGCAACAAGACCGATTAAATAAAGAACTTGGATCATTAACTGGAGGAGGAGTTGGTAGCGGAGCAGGTTATCAAATACCTCCAGAAATACAACAAGCTATGCGATTAGCCGGAACAAGTGAAGAAAAGAAAAAAGTATTCACAGACTGGGCTAAAGATAATGCTAAGATTATGGCAAGTCCAGAATGGATGAAACCTACAAGATACGTAGACGCAAACGGTAATATTGACGAAAAACCATTGTATCTTGCCTCCAAAATGGCTGATCCTAACAATAAACAAAACGTTGCTGTTTTTAACCAAGCACAGTCCGCTGACCAAGTTTCGCCATTAGCAGTTCAAAAAGTGGAAAGCAACAACAATCCGTTGGCAGTAAGTCGTGTTGGGGCTGAAGGTGTTATGCAAGTAATGCCTAACACCCAAACGGATCCTGGTTTTGGTGTTAAACCGGCTAAAGATAAATCCCCAGAAGAATTAAAACGAGTCGGTGTTGACTACTATAACGCTATGCGAGATCGTTATAAGAATGATGATTTAGCTGCTGTTGCCTACAACATGGGTCCAGGTAAAACAGATGCGTGGTTAAAATCTGGAGCATCATTTAATTCATTGCCACAAGAAACAAAAGAATACATTGGGCGCGTACGCCTAGCTAACGCACAATTAAATCGTAGTCAAGAACAAAATGTTGCTGCGCCTACTGGACGTGTTTCAATGGGTCAAGCAGAAGCCAATTTAGCATTTCAAAAAGAACAAGCTAAAACAACTGCTGAAGCATCTAGAAAAGAAATTGAAGGATTTAAATCTGCTACAGAAATGGGTAGTGTAAATAACCAAATTTATTTAGCTAAACGTTTAGGTGAACTAACAACTAAATATAAAGATAACCCAAGGATTGTAAACTTACTAAATAATCCGGATATGACTAGTGCAGTTGCAGGACTAATTGCAGAAGGTCTTACTACCCCTGTTGGGCAAATTAGCTTTAAGGGACTAGAAAACGCATTCCAAAAAGTTATGCCTAATGCGACTAAAGAAGAAATTAACGCCCGTCAAGAAATACAACAGATTCTTAAGAGTTATGCGCTTGAGGCTTCTAAAGTGGCTTCCGGTCAAGGTGCAATGTCTGACTTTGAGCGTCAAATGTTTGAACAAATTGCTGGATCAACATCCAACAGTATGGATATGTTGCGTCGTGTTCAACAAGTTATGCAAGCCCGTGCTACATTTAACGACAAAGTTGGTCGTGCTTACGAAGATTCTTATCAAGCCGGTAAGCCACAAGATTTCCAACTGTTTAAAAAGTCTCCAGAATACCGTGCTTTGGTGCAGCAACACCGTGATTCTTTGTTAAATATTACTAAAGATTTGGAAGCTAATCCAAGCGGGGCACAAACCCAAAACAAGGCTGCTGTGTTTAATTATGATGCAGATAAAGAAGCACGTTATCAAAAATGGAAAGCAAGTCAGGGTAAATAATGGCAGACATTACACCTCAAGAACAAGAAGAGTTTGAGTTTCGTCGTCGTTTAGAACAAGAACAAACTTCATCACAAAAATCTGTTGCTGAAGATAAACAAATAAATCCACTAATGCCCACTCTTGGCGGTGCATTAGTTGCTGAAGCTTTAGGGCCTGCAATTAATAAGTCTTCTGAAGCGTTTATGGAAACCCAAAAACTTATTAAAAGTGGTTGGAATCCAAAAGATGCTTCTGATTTTGTTCGTGGTAAATTTGGTGCTGTAGAAAATTGGACACGCCAAATGCACAGCGGTGAGTTTTTTGGCGGTCGAGATATGCCGCAAGCAAACCGTATGGCTATGCAAACTAAATACCCTCTTGGTGTTCCACCGAACCCAACTGTAGGGGCTCCGTTAACGGCACCTGAAGTTGTGCCTAAAGGACCCACACCCGGAGCCATCCCTCAAAGTTTTGAAGCTGCCAGTAAAGCAGCTCCTGCCGGTCGTGTTGCAGCTTCACCTACATTACAGTCCTTAAAAGCCGCTGGAGCCGCTGGTTTGGGCGGTACAGTACCCGCAGTTATTGGGCGCGGTATTGCTGGAGCAGGAGCTGGTTTTCAAGGAGCAGATGCTTATAACCGTTTTCAAACAGGTGATTATGGTGGAGCATTGATTGGTGGTCTTGGCGCTCTTGGTTCTGCTGCTTCACTAATACCTCATCCAATAGCTCGTGTTGGCGGTACAGTTGTTGGCATGGGCGCAACAGCGCTTAATTCTTATTTAGACAGCCTTAAAAACAAACCAGCTATGGCAGAAGGTGGTCAGGTTAAACCTCGGTCAAAAGCCCACGCTGCTGCCATGCACTTAATGTCAAACAAAAAAAAAGTTAAACATTTAGCAAATGGTGGTTCTGTGCAACACTTTTATTCCGGCGGTTTTACTGGACAAGTAATAGGTGCTGCTAACCCAAGTGATCCAGCTCCATATGTGTATCCCGGCAGTGGATCAATAGGGCCAACAATAGGCGCATACCCTGGTTCACCGACAATGGGTGGTTCTATGTCACCTGTTGATCCTGTTGCAACACCATCACCAAATTTAAGTAAATTTGAGCCCGGTAACGGGCCTCCCCCTGGAACGGTTTGGAGCGAAACCCAAGGCCAATGGGTCCCTTCTGGTCCAAACTCGGGAGCTATGCCATCTGACAATAGTTTTGGTGGTTTGTCCGGTTTATTGGCTGGTAACAATCCAACTGTTCCAACAACACCGCCCCCATACAAACCGATGCCTGCTACATTGGCTGAATACCAAGCATCACTTGGTGACGGCCCAAGAACCACCGCATTAGATCCTTGGGCAGGTACGACTGACGCAAATGGTACATGGATTCGCAATCCGGATCAAAATGCAGCTTACGCAGCTTTCGCCGCGCAGCAAAACGCCACTCAAGGTGGACAAATACCAGCTACACCGACAACCGGTGGTGGTTTGTCTGGCTTACTAGCTGGTAACAATCCAATCACCCCAACAATCCCTGCAATTATAAATTCAACTACACCTGCACCGGCACCAACTAACGGATTGCCTGTTAGTAACTTAGCAACACCTACACCAAAGCCTGTAGTTAAGCCTGTAGTTAAGCCTGTAGTTAAGCCTGTAGTTAAGCCTGTAGTTAAGCCTGTAGTTAAGCCTGTAGTTAAGCCTGTAGTTAAGCCTCCTGAACCTAAACCTATTGTGCCTCAAACACCATTACGTAAACCTGCTTCCGCAATAGGATCATTGCCCAAAGTTAATTTTAGAACTGCAATAAAACCAAGTTACTTACGGTAACGTTTTCCTACCCAGCCTTCTGCAGCTAGTGGAAAGTCTGGCGCCCACTTTGGTGGTGTGGTCATAATTAAAATTACATCTTCTAACGTAGACTCTGCGTTTTGTTCTTCCACAAGGAGTAACACCTCATCATGAATCGAGTTAATGATTTCGTAATTGTTGACTTCCAAGTTCATCATGGCGTTAGCCAAGAAGTCTCTAGCAGTTCCTTGGACGGCAGATTGGAAGATACTGCTACCAATCAAGATGTTTCTAGTCCATTGGCGAGTAACAGTATTCTGACTATGGACAGTGACACCCCAACGCTGTTTACCGAAAACCATTGGCAACAACTCGAACTGTGGTCTTTGCCAACAGATCAATCTACCGCTAGGTAAACTCATCCACAGGGTATCTTTTACCCGCTTCATTGACAACTTGTCTCCAGCACTATACGCAGTGCCAGGATTTCTTATTGCTTCAATCGCAGCCGCTTCGCATGATCCCCACAAGTCCTTTACCTTCGCATACGAACTACGGTAATTACTTACTGCATTCGTAGCTTCTGCCTCGGTCAACGTGACTCCCATTCCTTCTGCATACTTCACCAAGCCCTTAGCACCCTGACCAAACATAGCGCCAAGCACCGCCGACTTGGCTACTTGTCGTTGGTCTTTGGTGACTTCCTCGTAGGGAATTTGGTAAAGACTGCTGGAAGCGAAGGCTTTGTATTCATCCAGTCCTTTCCGAAAGAGAGCCACCTTGTCGTTTTGTCCGGCGAGCCAAACCCCAACTCGGTTTTCAATTGAGCTAAAATCCACGTCAACGAAGGTCTTCCCCAATGGGGATACAATCGCCGATCGAACGAGCGACGAGAGCTCACGCATTGTGCCAATTCCTTGTCCAAAGACTCGTTGTATAGCTCGCTCAATCTCTTCATCTTCAATCGTGGGTCTGGCAATATTCTGTAGATTGAGCCCACCACGGCTCGCCCAGCGGCCAGTACTAGCGCCATGATATACCAATGTATTCCTAATCCGTCCTTCACGTTGAACCTCCATCATCTTAGCGTACTTAGCCACGCTAGTTTGGCTTCCTTCTTGGCGTAATTCTAGCACCTTTTTAATCACCGGGAATATGTTGCACTGCAGCATTTTTAATACGGTTTCTGCTGTTAAATCCGCCATGGGTGCATGGGGGATTTTCTTATTAATCCACTCCAACAATTTAGCCCTCTCAGACGGCTTACAACCGGTCAAGGCGATGCATTCGTTGTCAATGGCATCCTGTGCCCTTGCCACAGCCAGGACGGCATTGTGGAGCTCATTAGAGTCCACAGGAACGCCTCTAAGGTTGATCCGCTGGGTGAGGGTCCAGATGTCCTGTTCGGCGTCTATAAGGGGTCTTAAAACGCTTCCTATGGCCATCTCTGCACGTACGTCTTGTTGGCAATATGTAAACAACTGAGCCATCAATTCTGGGTCTTCATTAAAGACACCCTTCAGATTAGGTTTAGAAAGCTTTTGAATAAGCCTCTTGCCAATAGGGTCTTTCTTGTGGTGGGCATCCATAAAAATGGCTGCATCTTCCAGGCTTTGTGGGATGTTGTTGGCTGCGGCTATGGCCATGGTGTCAATACACTGTTCTAGCTTTAAGGGAGGCCAGCCGTACTTAGGCACACAGACACAATTCCAAATTGCATACTCAAACATGGCGTTCCATGCTTGGATCTTGCCACCGTTGGCTACGTGGTCTAACAGGGGTTTTAAATACGGCTCAGAAATTGAGCCGCAAATTACAGAATGCGGCTCAATACCGTACGCAATACACAACACTTCTGTTGTGGGGTCGTTGGCGTAGATGTCTAGCCCAACATCTTTAAGTGGTGCTTTACTACGGGTTTCAAAGTCAATCGAATAGATCATGGTGGATTCCTTTGTATTGTTTTGGACAGTATAACATAAAAAAAGGGGAGCCGAAGCTCCCCAAACTCACCACCATGTGAATCTTTTTAAATCTCGCAAGACCCGGCACTACAGGCTAGTTGCTGCGCGCCTTCGACGTTGTCTGTGTTTTCTTTGAGCGTCGTCCAATCGATGACGGGTATTTGAGCTTTGAGGGCAATGTACGCTTCTTCCGTACACTCTTCGTACGGGGCTTGGCGATACGTTCCTCCGTCGTAAGGGAGGTTGCTGACGCCGCTGATT